TAGCCTCTTCTTAGGCCTTACCACGCGAGCCAGCCTTTTTGCTAGGGCTCAACTTATCTGCTTGTTTACGTAGCTCAGTTGCTTCTTTAAACAGAGAGTCAGCGTCTTTACGCATCTTATTAGCTAAATCTTCATCAGATAATGCTTGTTCTTTAGTAGAAGTAGCATCGTCATTAGTAGCCATTTTAGGTGCTGGTTTACTCATGTCTGTAACAGCTCCTACTTCTTCTACTGATGATCCACCTACTGCTAAGTCTTTAACTTGTACACCTTTTTGCTGAGCAATCGTTTCGTTTAACTCATTTAGTGATAGTGTAGTAGTTGTATTAGGTGTCATCTCAATGTTAGAAGTACTAACTTTAGTTAAGAATCCGCCTGTATGAAAACGTGCTAACATAATGCTACCATCACCTAGTGGTGTACGTTGCATAGCATCTGCTAATTCTTCAGCATTCTGTCCGGCATTGCTTTCAATTAATTTAATTAAGAGATCATGATCTTCATCTCTTAAAGTTTCTGTTTGACAAACCAAACACGAGTCTGGGTCATCAGGTAAAGTGCGAAATACTACTGCAACTTTACGTCTGCTATTTTTTATGCGACCAATATGTTTTAAGTCAGCCATAATTTATTCTCCTGATGTAGCTGGGACAGGATTTACAGGTGCATCACCTTGTGCCGCTACTTGTTGATTTTGAATACTAGTTAGAAATGTATCTAGTTTAGTATACGTTTTTCCAATTGCTTCCATTTCGTTCGGCTTAAATGCTCCACGAGTCTGAGCAACTTCAATGATAGTCTTCAACACACCTAGATCTTGAACAGTAAGTTCAGGATTACCTGTTGGAGCCCCGTCGGGCCCTGGCGCCGCTGAAGTGTTTGGAACGCTGGCAGGTCCTGGTGCTGATGGTGCCTTTTGAGGTGGCGTTGCATCAGTACCTTCTGGTGCCATTGCTTGTTTTCCGTCTGACATATATGTTCTCCTTTTTAGTATCTATATAGTTATATACGTACATTATTTATTAGTATTTTAAAAGTGGACACGCCAACATGAAATAAGAAAGCTCTTTTGGATCTTCAAATCCTAGGTTAACCATAGATGTAATAGTATTATCTTTGTCCAAATCTATCTTTTTACCAATAAAAAATCTACTTTTTAAGTTCTTTAGAATCCACTTTCGAATAGCGTCTTCCAAATTGTAGTTTTGCTTTAAAGTTATGTACTCAAAATGTGGTGGGGCCACCGATAATTCTCTAATACCGAAGTAGTTTAAGGCGTTAGGTATACCTGTTTTTGTTAACATAATCTCCTCAGCTACGCCGTTTATTCTTCGTAATGTGCTGTTACACCAAACGGTGCTTTTAAATTTTTATCGTGATGCCCGTGAATAATAAAAACTGTTTCACAGTAATTTTCATCACCCCATTTTTCCCAGGGATAACCATCAGTAAACATTATAAAACGTTTTGGATTAATCCCTTCCTCCTCCATATATTTCCAATTTGCCATGAAGTCTGTTCCACCGCCACCCATGATCTGATAGTCTTCTAGTTCTTGACCATTGTCAGCAGTAAAATCTTGTTCGTTATATACCTTAGTATCAAAGCACCATAACTTAATTTTGTAATCTTGATATTCTTGCATAATACCTTGTACTTCGCTTAAGAATATTTCAGCTTGTTTATTACCAATTGATCCACTCATATCAATTCCGATACAAATATCAATAGTTGTATCAAAGTTCATACCTGGAAGAATTGCTCCTGTATGCCATCCTTTACGTGACGGACGTTGGAAAGAGTAATCATTTCTGATAGTACTTTGGATTTGCTGGCGTAGTAGCTCTCTCCAATTCATTTTAGGTTCAGTAAGTTCCTTAATAAATCTTTCAACTTCTTTTGGAATGTTACCTGCACCAGCCGCCTGTGCCGCCCCTAGCATACTTTCTTTTACTTCGTCACGTATCTTACGAAGCTCATCTTTAGAATAGCTTGGAGCACTACCTTTTTTACCTTGTTTTTTGTCTTTTTTACTATTGCCGTCTTGACTATCTTTATCCCAATCAATATGCTCGTCAAGTAATTTACCTAATTTTTCAAGGTCTTCTTCATCATATTTTTTGAAAAGCTCATCATAAACTGCTTCACTAGTCCAACCTTCATATTTAAAATCTTGGAAAATTGGAATCTCTTTAGGTTTGCTACCAATAGCATCTCTAACTAGAGTATTGTTAACAATATAATCTGATGCAATATTATGGATTTGAGGATCTCTATCTTCACGTCTTGTCATATGATCAAAAACACAATGAAGAATTTCATGAGCAATAACAAACTCAATTTCTTTGTTTGTCATTTTAGCGAAAAACTGTGAGTTATAAAATAAATGTCTACCGTCAGTTGCGGCAGTAGGACACCAATCATCACATTCTTTAATAATAAGTCTTGTAGCCATATTACCAAAAAATGGATGTCTTAAAAGTAGTCCAACTCGTGCAACAATAATTTTGTCCAAAACTTCAGCTCGAAGATCTTTTAATTCTTCTGGTGAAAGTTTAACTTCTTCTGTTTTTGGTTTTTCTAAAATTTCTGTAGTCATTTGTGCTATTCCTCAATTTCTTATTATATGTATATTATACTATATTTAATGTTCATTGTCAACCATAAAATGGAGGGGGACTAATTAAAATCCCCCTCCAAATAGCGCCTATTAGGCCGACGCCTCGCCTTGTGCGGCTTTAATATATTTGCCAAAACGTTCATGGAACTCATCAAAGCAATCAACTTCATCTGGATCGATTGGAAGTTGATATTGTGTAAGAGCCAATTTAATACCCATAACTACTAATTCAGTATCAAAATTGTCCATTGCGAACCTTAAGAAGTTATTAACTTTATCATCAAACTTCTTATCGTTCTTATCACTTGCTTCTTTAAGCTCGTAGCACAAAGAGACTGTTAAGGAATACATGGCACTGATTTCTTTAGTCTCTAACTTCTTAACCTTAGCAGTAAGTATATCGCTAGGATTAGGAAGGTCTGCGGCTACTCGTCTATGAGCCATAAACTTAACGGCAAGTCCTTCGCCGACTGCACCACTAACTAAATCTGTAGTGGTATTTTCATCGTCATCATCTTCCAAAAGTTCGGAAACAAACGACCATGAACGGGGTGTAGCAAATGAACGACTCGGTGATTTTGGATCAAAATCGTATAAGTCCTTCTTGCTAAATGTCAAATAACCAACAACATCTTGATGCTGATTGTTCTTAACAGCCCACTCAAACCAATCATCAAAATCCACTTTAATTTCTAAGTGAACAAAACGGTTGGCTAACGGAGCAGGCATTCTATAAGTAACACCTTTATCAGCTTCTCTGTTACCTGCGGCAACAATCAAAACGTTATCTGGAAGTGTATAAGTACCAACCTTACGATTAAGAATTAATTGGTAAGCCGCGGCTTGTACTGCCGGTGGTGCTGAATTCATTTCATCCAAAAACACAATAATCTGTTTATGCTTTTTCGCCATTTTCGCATCTGGCAATTCGCTTGGTGGTGCCCAAACCATTGTACCTTGTTTAGAATCAAAATATGGAATACCTTTAATATCTGTAGGTTCCCATAAACTTAGACGTATATCAATAACATGGGCTTCTATGCTATCACCAATTTGCCTAACTATGTCTGATTTTCCAATGCCTGGGGGACCCCAAATAAAGATTGGACGTTTCTTTTTAAATGCTCGAATAATACTTGCTTTTGCACTATTCGGACTTACTTGTCTTACTGCTAGATTTTCCATTTTGTACTCCTTGTTTGCCTTTTAATGTTCAGTGCCTTATTGTTATATACTATTATACGTTCATAATCGTCAAAGGTCAACCAGAATCTGCAAAAAAGATGAAAAAAAGTGCGAAAAAAAGTGTAGTAATATCAAGGACTTAGTGAGCTATTTGCCCGATTTAGAGCTTTAGTAAGTCCGTATTTCCTTAAATCTCCAGAGAAAAGATGCAGTTCGAGTGCCTTCTTTTCGTTCAGTACTATAATACCTTGGTTAGTAAGGTAGTAAGGACAGTCAATAAACTTGTCTAAGAAGATTACAACTTGAGTCGTAACTTTAAAATCCTTAGGAAACGGAACATTATAATTTGATAACTCTAAAGTTTCGGATAAAAAATTAAATCCATCCTCTGTTAATCGTAAACCACCTGATATTTTGGATCGAGTATTCTGCCACCATAATGGCATATACTCTTTTAATGTATTTTCATTAATTGATATGTTGGCTTGTTTTAAGAACACCTTAGTGTAGGTTTCTTTTAAGTTCATTTTTCTGTTACTACTTCACCAGTTACTAATTTTACAACTGTAAAGTCTTTAGTATTAAAAAGATCATTTAGTTTTTTAGCAAGATTATGTGCATGGCCAGGATTACTAAAACTAACCTTTTTATATTTTGGCCCAGGATAGTTTGTTAATACATTTGATGATTTTAAATTGAATGGTTTGTTAGTATAAAATACAGCCCAGATGGCTTCTGCATTTAATACTTGTTCTGAGCGGTATGTTTTTTTATTAACATGCTCTAAAATTATTTCGGGTTTAGGTCTACTCATATCTTTATCCTGTTATATACTACTATTATTTATCTAAAAATAACAGTTATATACGCAGTTTATTTATGAGTATATTAGCTTATTTCCAGCTATTACCACCATCCATTGTAATATTTACAACTTCTTCAGTTTTATTAGCTTGATCTACTAGCTTTTCTAAGTCTCCATGTAATCTAGACATTACACTTGCTAGTGTGAAAGCGAGGTTCTTAGCTTCTTTTAATTCTATTTTTACTTCAATTGCTTTAGAATTATCAGCAATTTTTACCTTATCAATAAATTGTTGTAAAGGAATAGTGTTTAATGGTTTAACGGTTTGCACGGCTTAACTCCTGTCGCATTTCTAATTCAGTTTTAAAAGGTCCGCGATATTCGTATTTTTCTAAAGTAACTTGTTTTGGACATAAACTTTTAACCCAACCTTTTTCAAAATGAATTATAAAGTATCCTGCACAATACAAGCTCTTAGATTTTTTACTTTTTGTAAATAGTGCAAATTTTCTTTTTAGATCGTACATTGCATTATAAGGAACAGTACTAGTAACTAGTCCATATATTTCTTTTGAAACTGTTTCATTAGCATCACTTACAGTAGCTTTGCTCCAAAGAATTTCACCACCAATGCCCGCTTTAAGATCTTTTAGACAACTATAATACTCAGTTGTGCGTCGTTGGTTAACTGGTCGCTGACAAGAATACATATAATGGTTATTCTCGTCTTTGGATAATGTACCAATCTTGTTTCCTTGATTTGCGTCTTCAATTATCCAAAACTTATTTTTTAATATTTCTTTTGCTTTTACGTCAGTCATACAGGATACCTCGCTTGTAATGGCTCAGCATAAGCCTGAGCATTATCAGTTATTCTTTGCATATCGTATATTGCACAGAATTTCATTAGCCGCAATCCCACTTGCGGTATATTTTTGGGTTGTGCATTTTCTATAATCGTATTAAAGATCTTGTCTTTAATATTTTGTGGTTGTGCAGATAAGTCACATAGTTCTACATTACGATTATAATCGTCTAATACTCGATGTTCTACACCTTCGTGATCGGCCCATCTTTGTAGCATTAAGTTATTCCAGTTGTAGCCTTTTGTGTCTTTATCGTTAAATGCTTCTGTTAAGCCTACTTTGTTACGTGTACCTTTAACTCTTACCCCGGGATAAGCACTAAATACATTATCACTTGTATCACCTCTCATGCATTTTTCAAACAATAACCATTCTGGGTTAGGTGCAAGTTTTTCTTGTTTAGTCTTTTTGTCAATAATTCTTTTGCCTTTATCATCAAAGTATCCTTCATGTGTAATAGTTGTATTAGAAACTCCGTTATACTGAGTTACCTTAGGTGATATTAGTTGTGCAAAATCACCATCAGTTGATATAATTACATGATCATCATCTGGATGATGTTGTACCCAACCTGCAATTAGATCATCTGCTTCTAATTCGTCATGTTGCAAGACTGTACAGTTAGTTTTTTCTATAATAAAGTCTTTAAAATTATCAAATGTTTCCCAGAAAACTTTTTCTTCTTCTTGTTGTGCTTCTGTTAAAGCATCACGAGCCGCTTGTCTATTTCGTTTATAAGGAGCATAGACGTCCTTGCGCCAACTACGGCCTTCTAAGCAAAATACAATATGGTCCGCATCAAAGTCGTTCCATGCTTTTTTTAGACTATTAAAGGTTATATGAAAAGCCATTCCTACTTTCATATCAAGATCGCCACGTACTACATGACGAGCTCTAAAGAATGTATTTGCTGTATCAACTAGAACATATTTCATTGTGTATATTTCACCTTATCTTTATTTTTTAATAGTATAACGCATTTATTATTGTTTGTCAACCTAAATAATTTGAGCAAACTTTTCCGTTTCATAGTCAGCACTACTCCAACTATCTTCGTCAGCACCTGGCCCTATCATAGTTAACTCACGTTTAACAAACATCTCATATGGATGCCAAGTTCTATGACTACTTCTATTGTGGATTTCTATAGCTTCCATGCCTACTTCTTTTTCACTTAATAAACATACACCATAATGAAATCCTGTATATATTAGTTTTGTAATATCGTTCTTAATACAATATCGGTTTAATTTCGATAGTGTTTTCATATGAGGATAATTTGAAAATGTAGATATAGTATCATCACCGTCATTTATAACAATAAACTTATGATGACAAGGTCTTAAGTAGTAGTTTATACGTTGACTCATACGTACCATTTCTGCACCTAACCAAGGAAACAGTTGATCAGCTTCCCAGCCCATACGTTGTACAGGGTGCATAACTAACCATAAGCCATTTTCTTGTAGATCTTCTAGTTTCTTAGACTTCATTCGTTTGCTAAGTCTTTTGTAATCTTTTCGCACATTTCAATATCAGAAAACGATCTATATTCTAATCCTTCTTGTAAAGGGTGTACTGGAGGGTCATTAATTGATATATCAAATGCTAAACTTACTCTCGGAGTATCACCATTATACACAGGTACGCTATGATTTACATACCCCGGAAAGAGAGTTAATCCACCTTTTACGTTAGGCAATGATGCTGTCATTTCCATGTGTTCGTAATATGTATGTGTTTCATAATTATCTAAATGCATATTTCCACTTAGATAAACAATTGGGCCCGCACCGTGTCGATGGGGGTTAATTTCTTGACCTTTTCTTATAATATTATACCAACAAGTAAATGCAAGTATATACGGTTGAGTATTATCTTCTATAATAAATCTTACCCATTGCTCTCGTAACCATTCAAGTAAATCGTTAAGTTCAGAACATTCTTTAGTAAAGTCAAAAAGATGATAGTTTCCGTAGCGAGTAGTTATATTCGTTTCGTCTAAGCCAGTGTCGCCGTCGCCTTGATAAGGCAATCTAAGTAGCTCTTCTTCTTTCTCTAAGAGAAAATCTCGAATTGTATCGATCTTATCATGCTCTGACCATTGGGCCATTCCTAAAGGTACGTCCCAAGAAGGAGCATAAGGTGTAGTTGCTTGTTGACTTTTTAATCGCCGTAAGTGCATTTAGGATACTTCACTTTTACCATCTTTATTAACATTACCTACATTAATATATCCAGCACCTCTTGACGCATCTTGTCCTTGGTCTTTAAGGATATTTCGTGCAACATCTTTGAACCAGCCGTCAACAATTTGTTCGTTTGTTTCACCCGTGTATCCGGCATCTAATAGTTGTTCAATAAATTCATTGTTCCAATCAAGTTCAAAGAATCCATTTTTAATATCTTTTTCATTTACATGAGTATCTAAAACTGCTACCCAAGGCTTCTTAGCTTTTTGAGCCGCCTTCTTTTCAGCCATTAACAACTCAAGCCTTGATTTTTCTTTAGGTTTATTTGTTGTCTTGGACATTAAGTTTTTTAGTTTATCTAACATAGTTATATTCCTGATTCTCTAAGTTTATTAAGATCAATTTCTGTCTTAAGTTTAGGTCCCCCAACTGTTTCCGAAGATGTCGACGTGTAGTCTCGGGGTATACCTCCATCCCCTTCCCATGGCAAGGGTGGCAACGGTTTTGGCGTTTTCTTGATACTCTTCATAGCATCCACCCACCGCCATACAGTATACTGGACATTCCACTTTAGCATCTCTATACTCGGCAACCGCTTTTTCAACTTCGTCAACGTCGACTTTATCAGCAACCACAAATTTAAGATACAAGTGAGTATTGGGTACAGTATAATATGAATTAGCAATTTTAGGCTTGATAGCATCACTCCATAGCTCGCCACTGACACTAAGTTTCGGAGAGCAAGACCAAGTTGTATGAAATCTAGCTTTAGTTGAGATGTAGTCTTTGAAATCATCTCTAAGTTCTTGCGTTGTGTTCGTTTCAAATGTAACATTTTTTAAATCCTCCATTCTAGGATGTTCAAATAGTTCTAAATACATTCTTTGCCATCCTAGCAAAGGCTCACCACCAGTAATAACTAGGTGGATATCTTGACCATTACTGCAAGTCCATTTGCCTTCAGGGGTTTTTGATAGTAATTCATCAACTAGATCGTCAATTGTATAATCTGTAGTAAACTTCTTAAATCTAGGATCCCACGATGCATAACTATCACAACCTCTATGCACTAAAGGTAAATCCTTTAATGTATTATACTTACCTGGATTAGCCTTGTGGTCTTTAGCAATCTGATCATAGTCATTAGCCAATTCTCCACGTGGCATTCCAAAACCCTGGCATTTAAAATTACAACCAAACATACGTAAAAATACTGAAGGAACTCCAACAAATCTACCTTCTCCTTGCACACTATAAAAAGATTCACATACTCTAGCCTTCATATATCTTCTCCCTTACAACAGCTTTATCGTAGCCTAATCTAGACATCTCGTCCAAAAACTTTTCTTCTGTCCAAGCACCATACTCAAACATTTGTATTGCTTTATCAACTTTACGATTCCAAAATTCTCTAACAGGTGCTACACTCATTTTGAATGTCCTTTCATGCTTAAACAGATGTTATAAAACTCTTGTTTTAGTGCAGGGTCTTCTTTGAATGCACCTAACATAATTGCAGTTGTCATATCACTTTCGTGTTCTTTAACGCCTCTATGAGTCATGCAATGGTGTTCTGCTTTTACTACTACTGCTACATTAGGTGTTTTTGCAAACCTAACTAATTCGTTTGCAATCTCAGTCGTCATTTCTTCTTGTATTTGTGGGCGTTCTGCAATATGGTGTACTAGTCTATTAAACTTACTAAGACCAATAACTTCTTCTTCAGGTACAATACCTATCCATGCATTACCTACAATATTCTGAAAATGGTGGGCACAAGTGGACCTAATACTTATAGGCCCACTCGTGTACAGTGATTTGTAACCCATATTTGGAAAACTAGTAATAGCAGGTCTAGGGTTAAATCTACCAGAAAATATTTCTCTGACATACATCTTTGCTACACGTCTAGCAGTATCGTTAGTATTATGATCGTGTTCAGTATCAATTACTAGTGCGTCTAATACATCACGGAATGCCTCTGCAACTTCATCTTGCAGTAAAGCTATTTCTCCTTCACGTACAAACTTACTAATATTATCGTTTGAATGAAAACGTTCACCAGCTTTTACTAGACGTTGTCTTATTATATCACTTATCTTTTCCAAATCTATTCTCCGATGTTAAGGCAGTGGATTGCCATTAATTAATATACTATTATACTGTATATTTAGGTTATTGTCAAGTACTTTAAAAATACTTGTTTGCCATTTCTAGCTTATCATTCCAATCAGCTAGTGCTTCCATTTCTTTCCCAATAGTATCAATAGTATCAGGATGTTCAGCTACCCCAACAGGATTATTAAGAAACACTTCAATATTAGCGATGTGTTTTCTAATTTCCCCTTCAGCATAAGTCTTGAAAGCTTCTAAGAGTTTATCTCGCATTATACTTCTCCTTTTTTAAATTGCGATGGTAGATATTCTAAAGCAATAATGCGGTGAATATCTTCATTTAAATGTTCACCATCTTTAGTATGCTTTGAAACATCAATCTGTTTATTCTGTAAAAACCAATCGTTTACAGAATCTTTTGCAACTTGCATAGTATCAAATGTATAAAAGTCGTTCATTTGAGGTGGTATCCAAGTTAAGTCATTTAGTCCAAACAGCTTTAGTTCGGCTCCGTATTCTTTACAAAGAGTTTGTAAAATATACATTTCTTTAAACCATTCTCGTTGGTTCTTTAAACTGTAAATTTCCATCCAAGTTTTTACTTGCATATATGAAGTACTTCTTAAGTCCGGAGTCTTCAAATGAAAGGATGGTTTCGTTTCTATTTCTAATTCTGGTTTCTTTTGCATATCAATTGCATGGACTTGTAACGGCATATCAACTGCTTTAAACAATGATAAATTAGATTCTTGCTTTGACATGTGTTTACGCCAACAATCAATCTTTCCTTTTGTTGTTTCTTTAAAAAATAACTCTTCTAATTGAACAATGTTCTCATAGTCCGGCGGTTCTACCCAAGTAACTCTAAAACGATTCCAGTATGTGTTTTGTACTATAACTTCTTTAATATCATCATATTTTCTAAAAAGAAAAGTTAACCATTCACTATATTCCCACCAACCGTTAGAAGGGTTTGCAAATATAACACCGTCAGCGTCTTTACTATTAATATAATATTCAGCCCAGTTGTTATCATTCCATCTACCTGAGAATGGCCAAGTTTCATAATTTAATGGTGTATTATCATCAGCAGGCATATCGCCTATATGATATCCACAAGTATGACTACAACCTAGTGCGGCAATTCTCATTCAAACAACCTCATTTGTTGTGGGTCTGGTTCGTGTTTCTTATAATTGCCTTTTTCTGGAATAGCATGGCGTACACCACCTGTTGGGTCTTTCATATCTGATTTACGTCTAGGAATTAAATGAATGTGTGGATAGTCAATTGTTTGTCCAGCGGCTTCTCCACAATTCTGACCAATATTAAAAGCATCACAATAACCTCTTTCTACCCAATCATATCCCCATTGGTAAGCGGCCTTGTAAGCCTTTTCTAATCCTGGCCAGTCACGTGTCTTAGGCACGATAAGGACATGTCCTTCAGTAACAGGATATTTGTCTTTATATACAATAAAGTGTCGTGTATCAATTACAACTTCTCCAGATTTATACCACGGCGTTTCAGTTAATTCCATTGTTACTCCTCTTCCCACTCAAGTACACTCATCATTGAATGTAATCGTTTGCGGGCTTCATTACGATTAAGTGCTGGTACCCATGCAGTACCTTTATTTTGTTGTACTTCTAACATTATATCATTATGTGACTCATCTTTAGTAAATGAAATTACATCACTTGTTTTAAACTTTAAAACGAATACTTCTTTCTTTTTAAAAAATTGTACAACATTAGTCATCTTTATAACTTCCAACATTCTCCCATGGGTATACTAACCATACATCTTCTTCAGCTTTGTTTACTTCATGAGCCCAATACTTAACTTCCTCAAACTCACTTGATAAATTTTCAGTTAAAACTGCAAAGCGAACATTGTCCATATTATCATTAATACACCAATCATGTTTAATCCATTTAAATGTAGCACCTGTATCATTAATGTCGTCTACTACTAAAATATTTTTTCTTTTTGCAACGGCATCTTCAGCCATCCATGTATTAGATTCATTTTTTCTTTTATGATCACGTAATGCAACTTTTAATGATTCACATCTAATATCTAACATATTACTTAATATAGCCGCAGGTATGTTTCCACCTCTTGTAATACCTACAATGTAATCAGGTATCCATTTATCTTTGTACATACCAAGCACAATTTGTTTGCACATATTTTCTATATTAGTCCAACTGTAGTAATGTTTTTTAATCATTTATAATCCTTAACAATGAGCAATTGGATCATGAGTTAATGATGCCATTTGTTCTAATCTATTTTTAGGTTCTTGTTTCTTGCATTTTACAATCTTTATTTTATCGTTTGGTGTACGACCTTCTATTCCATTACCTGGATATTTAAAAGGTGTTTTAAGCCACTCGTCTCTCCGCTTGTTCATTACTTCTTCTGACACAAATTTTAACGCAGGGGTAAATCGTTGTCTACCTCTTAACCCTGTTGCTGTATGTGACATTGTACTTGGGAACGTAATAATACGTCCCGGAATGGGTGCAAGTGAATAAATAACCTTTCTAGGATCTGTTAACAGTTTGGTTTCACCTCCTTCATTAATGTCCCAGATAGTTTGCGGATAAAACAATAATGTTATTGCTTTTGGATCACTATCATCAGTGTGATAATATGCGTTTTCGCCAGGTGCAAAAAAATTGCAGGAAGATTTAAAAAGAGCTAAACTGTCAACTTCAGGACAATGCTCTGTACAAAACTTCCACAATTTGCCAAATGTTTTAGTCTGCGTTATTCCTTC